AAGCTATGGATTACACGCCTCCAATGGCATCTTGTTTAACCACGAGTCGCCGTGGCGTGGCAAAGAGTTTGTTACGCAGAAGATTGTACAGGGTGTGGCTAATATTGCCAAGGGTAACCAGCCGCACATTGAGCTAGGCAACCTAGATGCAGAGCGTGACTGGGGACATGCAAAAGATTACGTGTATGGCATGTATTTAATGACCCAGCAAGAGCAGGGCGATGACTATGTACTGGCTACGGGTGAGCTACACTCCGTGAGAGAGCTTGTAGAGAAGTGTTTCCGTGCAGTAGACATGCGTATACACTGGGAAGGCGAGCCTGGCCCTGACGAGATTGGTGTAGATGAGAATGGGAATACTGTGGTTAAGATTAACCCAGAGTTCTATCGCCCTGCAGAGGTTGAGCTACTATTAGGTGATGCAACCAAGGCACGTGAAGTGTTAGGATGGAAACCTAAGTATACCTTTGATACAATGATTGACGAGATGATGCAGGAAGCAAATAGATAACTACCTTTTATCTTTTTTATTTAGCAATCTATCTATGTGCTTGTTCCATAAATCAAATAGGCTAACAAGTTTATCCTCAGCACCATGCATACGAGTCTCTAACCTATCAATTAGGTTCTCTAAACGAGCAATGCTTCTGGTGACCCACCAAACACCTGCAAGAAACAGTGTCAGTATAGGCCAGTACATTATAAGTATCTCACCAAAGTTCACCCTAAGTTCTCCTGTTTATTTTTTTAACTGAGTAATAGACTTAAGACCAAAGCTTGCAGCAATAGAGGCAAGGATACCATACTGTAGCCACTCAGGTGCAGTGCGTAGGAAGTCAAAGCCCTGCTGCATATAAGGCTGTAGTGGTGGGACAAAAGAAGCCACAATCATGCCGATAAAGCACAGTGTCCACGCCTCGTCCTTCCAGCTATCAGAAGAAGCATCCATAGCTTTAACTTCCCACGCTGCATCACTGGAGGCACGTTTAATCTGCCCCTTAATCTTAGCCTCTTCAAGCTTACCTTTAAGTTCTGATTTCTTTTGCTTGCCTTCCATCCACTTACTGGCAAGATTTGTAATTGGTCCTAAAAATTTTAACATTATACTGTATACTCGTTTGCAATTAACAATAGATTAAAGATAGCAGCCACCTCGTTAACACCAGAGCTAGACTGAGCAGTCATCTCAATGTCCGACTTCTCTGGAATCTCAATCGGATACTTAAATATTTCTTCGTAGCTACCAGAGGCAATAGTAAACTTAGCTCGTGTCCTAAAGACACCACCTGGTTCTCTTACTTTAAGACGCATTCTTACAAACTTATTAGCTATTTCTGTGGCGGTGTTGCCTGCAACTTGGTCAAGGTAACCAGTGTAGCCAGCAGGTATAGTATATACAGCTTGTAGAGACTGGTTCTCATTGGCCAACATGTGACTATTAACCTCTCCCGCAGAGTTCTTAACAAAGACATCTTCCGCAGCTTCCACATCGTTACTTGTAAACATACGATTAACTCTAATAAACGAGCCGCTGGTGACCACAGTAGTTGTGGCGTTTAGTGTAACAGTGTTAGACAGTTCATTGTAGTCCGCATCCAAGCCTTCGATTGTAATCTTAGATGTTGTGTTTGTACCAGAGCCAGCATAGACATTCATAGGCGCTGCGCTAGTAGCATAGACATACTCAATGCCCCCATTAAACACAGCAACCTCTGTTCCGCTTACCGATGTGGCATATCCAAACTTAGAAACACTCTTATGTTCCTGTACATAACCACGTTGTACGTGTAGCTCAAACGGTTCATGTTTACCTGTTCTTGTTATGCTTGAATACTCGCCCATTATTCTAATCCTTCTATATAATTTGTGCCATCGTATCTAAGGATAGACCCACGGTTATCCTCTGCGTAACTACAGTGAATCCAACCAGAGTTAGGCTCACCATCTTTATAAAACTCCAGTATCAGCTGGTCAAAGTCTAAGACATCCCGAATCCATTCAGCTACCTCTTTATTGTCCACGCCCATAACTTCAAAGTCAGCAGCCTGTCCTTTGGCGTGTTGACTCTTCCTGCTGCTGCCAATGGCAACACATAAATCTTCTGACCTGTACCCACTACTAATAGTTACAGGTCTGCCATAATGCTCACGCAATGGCTGTAGTATATTATCGCACAACAGGTGTAAGTTATACAAGTCCTCTGGTGTAGGATTATTATCAATACCCATACGTAAAGCCGTTTGACTCTTGGTCAACTCACCCAGTGAAAAGTTTCTACTTAGCTTCATTAGTCGTCCTGCTGCTCAATTGTTGTACCGTTTAGTGTGTTATAAATATTAGACAACTCATCCCAAGGAATAGGTGTATTCATACGACCCTGTATGTCTTGTTGTCTTAGCAAGAATGGCTCAAAGTATCCTACATCTTCTCCAGTTCTAGGGTCTACATACATCGCATTGCTTAGATGGTTATCCATATTAGAACTTAGCTCACCCATCTGGTCAAGGGTAATACCTTTTTGCAACTCTTGTTCGTACCCATCACCATACAAAGTCCTATAGTCCTGCAACAGGCTTCTTAGTTTTTCATAACCACCAAGGCGTTGCTTTTGAGCATTCATATATCTGCTTCTAATTTCAGGAACATCTTCTTGTGTTAGATTAGGGTCTCTTAAAAGTTCTTTAAGTGTGTTACCTACACCATCAATCTCTTGAAGTAGGGGACGTACTGCAAAGTTAGTACCTGCTGTAAGGTCAAGGCGTTGACGCTTCAGGCCAAAGAAGGCTGGTGTATCAACCTCTCCTTCAGGCCAGTTATATAGCCCTGCTTTTTCTGCATACTCTCCTTGATTTTTTTGTAAGCTCTTATCATACTCTTGACGCTTAGTTATCTCTGTTAAAATAGCAGGAGTAAACAAACCAGTCAAAGGTTCCAAAGCTGCTATAACCTGGTCACTATACTTAGTCTCGTCAGTAATTCGTCTAGTGTCCAGCATGTCAATCATCGCCTCAGTAATCATAGAGGGTGCAGCAAAAGGACTTACCACACTTCTAAAGGTATTGAGAGCAAGCTTGCCTGCCTCCGTATCAGTTTTAGATGTATCACCAACATTAATAATTTCATGTACACCCTTAGCCGCAGTCTTAATGTAAGCAAAGGGGTCAATAGGACCAAGGCTAATATAGTCAACACCTTTATGACCACGCTCGTCTTCATCTATACCGCTAAGATAAATACGGTCTTGGTTAAACTCCCAAGGGGCAACAGTATTATTAATAGATGCATCCTGCTCTTCAGTAATACCTGCCATATTCATACCTAAGTCAACAAGACCATCAATGCCAGCAGTAACCGCAGTCAAACCTGCAGCACGTTTAGCACCTTCAGCAACTAAAGTAGCATCACCGCTGGTAATGTCGTCAATAGTATACTTCATAAGGTTCTTACTAATACGGGTCATCTCAGCAGGGAAAGACAAGAAGTCACCTACTGGTGCGCCACGTAGTTTCTTAAGAGCCTTGGGAACAAGGTTGTAGTTAGGCATCAGGTCACGGGTGCGCTGAGCAGCAATACGTTCCTGTTCTTTTAATGGAAGCTTTCGATATTTTTTTGACTTCTTAACATAGTCTAATGTCTTTTCAAAGTGAGCAATCTTAAAGAAGTCGTCCTCTGCTTGATAAGCATCCATAACAGTTTTGTTAAGTTTCTTAGGAACACCTAGTGCTGTTTTTTCTAGCCACTTTTCAGGAGCAGAATCAAACGCACTTAAGTTACGACGAACTAGATTAATACCAATACCACTATTAGCAAGACCAAGCTCAACATAACGAGCATACTTATCAGCCAACGCCCTGTTAGACAGTCCACGTAATTTTTTAACTGTTTTCTTAGGCATGATAGCAGATGCAGCATCCTTGGCTTTAGTTCCAGGCAGCATCCCATTAGCCAGCAACATAAAGGTGTTACCCATTACGTTACGTCCGTGAGTTACAGGGCTGTATACAGTCTTAGCAACTTGCGATACACCCTTAGCTCTCATAAATATTTTAGCCACGGGTCCAGCAGGGTCGGTTAATTCCAGCCCTTCTTTGATAGCCTTCTGATATGCAGGTGTTACATACAGTCCTTGTAATGGATTATCAAGTTGAGAAGCAGCCTTACCACCAAAAATCATGCCAAGCTTTTCATCAGCAGCATCAGCTAATAACTCAGTCTTTTTAGGGTCCATTGAGTCAGCAGTTGCCAACCCCTTCTTAACCAAATGATTAGCTATGTCTTTGGTAAACCTTTGTTGAGCAGTAATCTCAGAAAGGTTTGCCATTGTCTTAACATAGTTTTCCATTGGGTCGTCAACCTCACCCAAAAGAGTTCGGATGCTGGAAGGTAAACTTTCATCTCGCTTCATTCCACTCTTAGCGCTTTGTGTTCCGCCTTGTTTTTTAACCAAGCTTCCTAGAACATCTGAGATTCCTTCATCTCCCTTACGCTTATCAATAATTCTTTTCAATACAGCCTCTGGGTCTTTAGACCCTGATTCTTTAATGGCCTGTAGTGCAGATGCAAAAACACCATCAGGGTCTTTACGTTGACCTGATGCTAGATATTTTTTCCATTGCTTTTGAATCTTCCTAGTATACTCTGGGTTATCAAAGTAATCATAGCTACGTGTTAAGTAGACACCCATACCGTCACCAATCTTAGCAGCTAGTTCACCCTTAGCATCTCCAGCAACTTCCTTAGAAAGAGTGTCAACATTCTGACGCATAGATGTCACAGCAGCACGTGTATCGTCCTTTAAACTAGCCAGAGCATCTTTGTCCCCTCTCAATGCTTTATCAAGAGTTTCTTTAAGTCTAGGAGAAGATGTAAAACCGTATTCTTTTTGCAGTGTTTCTTTTAAATCTAAAGCATCAGCCTCTGCTCTGCCGATTGCAGCCTTAGATGCACCTGCTCTTTCAACAATAAAGCCAAGTGTTTCGTCATCCGTTCCCATACGAGAAGAGAAAGAAGCAGGAAAATAATTAAAGTCTGGGAGGGCTTCCTTTAGTTTTCCGAGAGGAGCAAAGGCTACCGTTGCTGCTTCACCAATAGGCTTACGGAAAGCAGAGGCAAGATAGAAAGGAGAGATAGCCCCAGCAAGACCCATGTTTGCTAGGAATGTTTTTAAATATTTCTCAGAGCCTTCGTCGTCAGGGTTAAGAGCCAGCTTCTTTACAGCGGCAGTAAACTTTGGATTGTTATCTAAGAACTCTTTACCACTTTCAAACTCAGGGGCAACTTCCATAATAACATTTGCAAGGTTATCTTCAGGAGCAAGGACAGTAGCAGCAGCGGCGTAAGCAGTACCCCTACCAGCTGCCTTAGTCAGCGAGCGGGGACGACGACCAGCTTTACGTGCAGTCTTTGTTACAATGGAACGCATTCCTGGAGAAGCTAGTTTAGCACCCTTATAGCCAGCATTAGCACCTTTGATTAAAGCACCGCCGCCTATAAGAAAAGAACCGATTGTACCTGCAATCTCTTCACCAGCAGCTAAGGCTCCTTCACCGTGATATGGGTCAAACAATTCGTTGGCTGCTTCCTTTACAGATTCAGGAACATATTCTCCGATACCATCTGCAATCTTTTCAAAAGCATTATTAACATTCTCTGGTAAAAATGTTTCAGAAAATTCTTCTAAGCCTCTACCAACTTCGCCAGCACCTCTACCTACCGTACGGACAAGAGACTCTGCCAACTTATCTGGAACAAGTGTAAGGTCTTCGTCTGAAAGCTGAGCAGCACGGAAGTCTGTCTCGCCTGCTTTTGCAGCGGCGTCAAACTTTCTATTAGCATCCATAAACTCTTCAGTGAGAATATCGGAATCACTTTCTTTTACAAGCTTATCAACATCTTCATACGACTTAATATTACCTGCTTGATATTCTTTATCAACTTCGGCGTATAAATCTTGAAAGCCTTTTGAACGAAAACTTACCGTCATATTACTCCTTACTATTTAGTGAGAGCCGTTAGGCCTGATGACGTACTTCCTTTACCAACAACACCAGTACCTGTATTACCGTCAGGGTCAACAGGAGTTACATTATATGCGTCCCGAATCGAACCTGTATAAATTTCTGCTGTTCTTGTTTGAAAGGCAACATTGTCATTTGGAATCAAACCTGCACGAAGCTCATTTCCTGCCTGTGTTTGAGCAGCAAAGGCAAGTCTATTACGGTTGTCTGCATCTTCTTTTGTTTCAGTTTTTTGCAATCCCAAAATGCCCTCGTCAATTTCTCTAAAGACAGACATTGGAACAGGACTCATTCTAGCAGTAGTTACAGAAGCACCCGCTTCTTCCACATCCTGGATTGCGCCTAAAGCACCACGTGCTGTAGTGGTTAGAGGAGACTCACCAAGCTCAGGATTAGCAGCCAAGATACCAAGACCTACTTGCAGTCGTTCTCCTCTGGTCATTCCTTTTAGCGGGTCTAAGTTTTCTCTGTAATAGTTATGAGCAGACTTAAGACCACCAAGGATTCTTCCCATGATGCCTTCTGGCTCATTGCTGTTTCCTCTTTCTTCTACCTCACCCATGCCCATATCACTATTCACACGTCTTGGAGTTATGCTTCTTAGTCCACCAGTTGCCAGCGGAGTTTGTCTGGTAGGAGCGGCAGCAGTCTTTCTGTTTTGATTGGCGTTAATAGCAGCTTGCGCTCTTTCAATTTCAGCAAGTCTTCTTTCTTCTTCTGCATCAATAGCAGCTTGTGCTTCTGGGCTGAAGGGTGTGGGCTGTTGTGGCTGTGGTAGTTTTTCAAAAAGACCAAATGTCCCAGCCGCAGCCTTATTAGGGCTTTTACTTTCGTAGGGTCTAAAGATACCACCACCGTTGTTTCTGCTTACCATACGAGCAAGCTCAGACAAAGCAGCCTGACGCTGACTTGAATCTGCAGTGCCAGTCTTGCCAATGGTTTTGGAACCCATAGAAGCTGCAAGACCAGCTGCATCTTTACTTTCTCCTGTTTCCTTTGACGGTTTTTTGTGGGCGCTTTTACCACCAAATCCCTCATCAACAGCTTCTTCTATCTCTTTATTTTCTGCTTCTTCTTCAGATGTAAAGGGAGAGTCTTTAGCGTCTGGAATATTATCAAAGGTAGGTTGTTCGGCACCAGCTTGACCCCCAAAGAATAAGTTAGAAATACCGCCACCACCTGCACGATTAATCTGACCACCTTCAGCGGCAAAGGCAGCAGTTACACCCATAATTTCTTGGAAAGTAGAGGGGTCTTGAGTTCTTGTTGTTTCTTGTGTAGGAGCAGCATATATTGTTTGAAGGTATCTTTGAGCCTGTGCAAACGGGTCGTTTTCTTGAAACATCTCTCGCTCCGCACCGATTTGTTGTTGAGCTAATTGCTGACGTTGTTCACCTACACCCATAGCAAGATTGGCTCTGGTAAGCTCGTCTTGTGTGCCTTCTTTACTAATGCCCAAAGCTTGGCCTGTCAAAGAACCAAGACCAGCAGCTGCTCCAGCTTGCCTACCAAACTGAGACTCTAATGTTCCAAGAGCTTGGTCAGTCAATCTGCCTTGAAGCTGTGCTTCGGCCATTGCTCTTTCACCTGCAGCACCACCACGCATAATATCTGCACGTGCGCCAGTCAAGGCTCCAACACCTGCACCACCTGCGCCTACACCAATATCACGCAAAGATTCTCTAAACGCAATATCAGCAGCCTGCCTTTCAGCATCAATAGTAGGAGCAAGCATCTGCCTTTGTTGAGCCAACATCTCAGGAGTAATAGCTGCACCCGCTTGTCTTTGTAAGTCAATAGCCTCACCAAGACCTGCCGTAGCTGTTTGGAAGTAATCAGGTTGTGCTGTAGACAAAGCCATAAGAGATGCTTGTGCCTGCTGCTGCGCAGGGTCGAATCCAGCTACTCGTGGACCTTGAAAAATCATAGGCCCTCGTTGATATGCAGTCTGTAAATCTTTTAGACCTTCTTCTGCATAAGGCTTAATGGCCTTATCAAAGCCACCACCATATTCTCTAACCTTACCTGGACCACCAAATAAATCTGTTAAAAATCCCATAGCTATACTTCCTTCATAAATTCACGCAATGTTTTAGAGGCACTAATTTGCTTGGGTTGTTTAGTCGTGCCATAGGCTTGGTGTCTAATTTCTTCTCTAAGCTTGTCTAGGCGTTCAGCACCTTTACCAGCATCACCACCACCAATTTCTTTTACTTGGTTTTCGTCAATAATATATTCGTCTTTACTAATACGAGCCTCAGTAATGTCACCGCCTTCTTGAACTTCGTAAGATACGTTATCAGACATTCCATCGCCGTTAGGTGCATCTACCATACCAGAAAAACTTCCATCAGTATTGGAAGCCTTTGGTAAGGCTGCTTCTAATCTTTCTCCGCCTGCCTCAGACGAGCCGTTACCCAGTGCAGCAACCGTGTAAGCATCTACAACGTAGTCATTACCAGCAACACTACCACCCTCTGTAAGAGAACCACCTTCTGCTCTAAGCACAGGCTGAGACATTTGTGGTGGCATAGGCGCTGGACGCATAGGCATAGCTGCTTGCTGCATAGGCATAGGAGCAGTTCTTTGATTTGGCATTGCCTGAGCAGCCACCATAGGAATTAAGTCCCTAATGGTGTAAGCTTTAGGCATGTTACTATTAGGGTCACGGGTCAGCCCCATTCCCTTAAGTTCTAAAAGATTTTGTAGTCCTTCGTACATTGTCATATTATACTATAAAGTACCCTTATATACCAGTCTATTAATTAAAATCAACCCAGCCAGTTCCATCTACATAGCCTCTAAACTTAGAAGCACTAATTGAATATGCAACATTACCATTAGCAGGTCTACCAATCTCCGATGTAGACACTACAGTATTTATAGTGGTTGACGGTGAATCTTGAACTTGAATATCTCTTGCATCTAATTCACGTGTTAATTCATTAGACCAAGACAACAACAGTCTTTGTAAGTCTACTAACTCGTTAACAGTAAACCTTGGAAGCTTAGGATAGTTAGCCATTAGCGTTCACCATCAGGCTGCATTGCTATTCTTAAAGAACCCCAACGCCAGAACCCACTATTAGTAGCAGATACTTTTACAGTTGCCTGACGACCTCTGGCTCTAAAGTTAACTTTATTTGTATTCTGGTCAATAATAAAAGGACCCTTCTCAACATCTTGTCCTGCTGGATAGTCACGAGTTGTTATGTAAAACTCAATGTTCTCACCAGTTGAAAAAGAATAGTCAGGGATAATTTTATCTGCAAACATTAACTGTTTACCTTCTTCAAGGTCAAAGGTGCTTGATTCTAAGAAGGACGATAACGGTTGGTCATCTCCTGTATAAACACCAGAAGGCTCGTTATCAAAGAGATACACATTATCAGCAGCTGATACATAGCCTGTGGTCAGGGTTGAATCAAACACATTACGGTCTGCAAAGGTTGTTACAATACCTTCTTCAAACAGCTTGCCGTATACCCATGTTTGTTCTTGATAGTTATAGATAACATAGCCATTCGGCTCAGAGCTTCCCTCTAATGGATACAACCAAATGATTTCTTTAAACTCTGAATTGATACCAGCATACACTTTGTCTTTGTTTGTCATGTTAAAGCTATCAAACAGGTATCTACGAATAGGGCATTCCATTGTTTGAACACGACCATCATACATGTAGAAGTTATTGTCACCCATCCAGTAAGAAACACCATCAACATCTTGTGCTGCATGTGGTGCAATAAGACCACAGTTACTACCTGTTTGAGTAAACCTAAAGATAAAAGGTGTACCTACAAACTCTTGTACATACATTGCTCTGTCTGTCCAAATATTAATAGCATTACGAGAACGATGTACGCCTACAATTCTGGAGCCTTCGGTTAAGAAGACATCACCAGCTGTGTTGGTTGCAGAGGGTGTCCACTCGTTATAGTTGTTTTGGTCAGACCACCTTACATACATAGGAGAGATGGTGTCCTGAGCAGATGTCTGTGTACCATAACAAACAACATGTCTGTCATTAGGTGAAACTGTAAAGGTATTTCCTATCGGGGCAGATGTAGCCACGGCTCTTACAGGAACAACAGAGGCATCAATGTCCACAACATAAAGACCACCGCCTCTTCTTTGAGCCAGAAGGTCTTCACCAAATGTATCGAGTGTCCACTGAGCAGATTGGAATGTAATGTTAGATGAGGCAGCTTCTTCGTTCCAAGCACGTACTCCAGTAATGGAAACAGCCCCTGCATTGTAGACACCAGCACCATAGCCCAATCCTTGAATAGCATCAGACTCTTGATTTTTTAATAGGAAGCTGATGGTGCCATTTGTTCCACCAACATTAGAAGCTGTAGACGTAGCACTGTTAACAGCAGATACATAAAAGGCATTAGTACCGCTTACCGAAGTAATGACTCTTAATCCATTAACGCTTGTACCACTAAAGGCATCAACACCTTCAAAGATAACACGGTCATCAGTTGCCCTGCCGTGACTAAAGCCCACACTTACACGTACATTGGTGCTATTTAGTGTAGTATCAAAGTTGTTATCCACAGTAACAACAGTTGTAATAGGCGTTACATCGTACCTAATATCATTCTGTGTTACGTATAGCTGTGTATTTGTACCAAAGGCATTGTACTTTCTAGTGTCATTATCTGACCAAGTGATAAGGTCACGAGGAATGCCGCTAATTACATCGTTGCTAAACTTCTGATAACCACGGATGTTCTCTGGCTTTCCCTCACGGAAACGAACACGGTTACCGTCATACCACTTACCCTCTTCAGAATACTTAGTAGACTCTCTGTGAAAACCAGGAAGAAAGTTTAGCGGATAAAACTTTGTATCAGTAGACGCCATTAAAATGTTACCTTAACTTTTGAATAACCAGGAACTGCGTGACCTTTAATTTTTAGACCAGCCATATGAACATCGTCCCCTAATAAACCAAGGTCAATTACTCTTCTATATGCTTCTGTAGTTTCTGAGTTTGCCAGTATTGTAGCCCAGCCCCAGAAGCCTTCTTCTTTTACTTTAGAATGCCAAGCATCCCAAAACTCTTGGTCGTAAATAAAAGACTTGCTACCCTTATATGGTTTTATCAAGCCGAATGAAAGAGTAAGATAACCCTCTTCTATAAGTTTAGGGTCATCTGTGATTCTTCTTAAATAAACAGGCTCTCCATTTTTAGTTTGTTTATAGACTGCATTTGAAAATTTAAAGTTTTTTAAAAGCGCCCCTATATAGGCATCGGCTGGCATGTTCTTTGTGGTCAGAGCAGGCACTGAACTGGGTGTGCTATTACGTAAAATACTAGATTTACTTTCTTCAATAAATTCTAATATTTCTGAATCTTCAAGATTGTTTGGTTTAAATACATTATACATAATTAATTATCCATTATTTTCAAATCTTATTCTAATGTTTGAGTTTCCTGTAGGAGTATAGGGTCCAAGACTACCTGTTACCACGGCGAAACGCCACCTATAATTATTAGCTTCTACGGGGTCAAAGATTTGAAAGCCACTACCAGCCGAAAGCATAGTAAGTTGTGTTCTGATGTATTTATCGGCTGGCTGGCCGTTAGTTGGATTAAAAACTGTGGCTGTTGTCCAAGCAGTTATACTTCCCTTATCAGCCGCACTTATTTGTATGTATCGTGCATAATCGCTTACAACAAATGCGTAATTAGCAGCCTTTAATTGGCCATCTAAATTGTATAGGTTTGATGTGTTTACAGCCCCTGACCCTGGGAGTAAGATACTTTTATTCCTTGTAAATCCTTGGTAGAATTCAAATCTTGCTGAATCATTCCCTACTTCTGTAATGGTAACTTCCCAGAAGTTCTGCGCACTATAGAAATCGTTTAAAGCAATAGAGCTAGAGCTTCCGCTTACAGGTATATTAGGATTTACTGACCCTATTTGTGGCGGCACCTCTCCTTGTGTACCAGCATAATAACGAGCAAAACTTACAGAGCCAGTGACATCACCGAACTCATCCCGTAAATCTGCAAGGCTGATTGCCCCTGATGCTTGTAGTGTCATGCGAAACCCCTACTATACTTTAGCTTTTAGTTCTTCAACTTCTTCCTTAAGAAGCTTAACTGCTTCAATTAAGTAGCCCACAATATTACCATAGGCTACAGACTTATATTCCTCACCCTCAATAACAAGCTCAGGTGCAATGACCTCTAGCTCTTGAGCAATAACACCAGAGCTTTCTTCACCATCTTTTGTATAAGACACGCCACGCATATCAAATGCTTTAGAGCCATCTAGTGTTTTAATGTTAGACTTAAGACGTTCATCCGAATAAGCAGTAATGTTGCCAGTGGCAGTAAAGTCACCACTGTTTGTATTTAAAGTAAACCTTGTTGTTGCACCATTGCGAACAATCAAGCTATCTCCATTAGACAAGTCTAGGTAAAGGTCTGAGTTATTATGATACAGGTCAGCATCACCGTCAGTACCAAAGGTAACGCTTACATTATCGTCAAACTGAATACCGCCGACAGACACTCTGCTTGCTTGGTCTGTTCTTACGTATTGGGCTGTAGATGTGTTTGCAAAGAAGATTGCATTCGTAGCTGTTGCTACTGAGGTTGCAGGCTTCATTGCATCAATTACAACATCAACAGGGTCAACAGCTGCCATCATTGAGAAGCCAGAGTCAACAACAGTTATCTTTGTACCATCTGCTGCACCGTCTTGCTTTAGATAGATATTAAAGTCGCCCGTTGTATCGTTGCGAATGTAATAAACTTTTTCTTTAGTAGGGACAAGAACATACTTATCTTCTGTAAGATTGCCTTGAAATTTAAGACCCATATTACGGGCTTGGTCAGATGACCCGCTGTTTACTGTAAGAGTAGTTGTGGTAGCAGCCGAGACATTGACTGTTTCATAACCAGCCACAGCTTCATCTACTAGGTCAATGGTGTTTTGATTTAGGCGCAAGCCCCAAGTGTTTGGGTTTTCTCCATCACCTTGTTTCTCAAGACCAATTCTAGTTGTAAATGTTGATGCCATTATTTAATCCCTCTGTTTACCTAATAAGCTTTGAACTGTATCTGTCTCATATATTCGAATACATACCCAGACAAGTGACGCCAATGCGGTTACGCTTGGTAAGAATTGAAAGAAAGCGCCAGCTGTTACACCTAATGCGCCTATATCCATGATTGCCTTATCACCTTCTGGTATCATTTTATTATCCTTGTTAGACTACAATTGTTTTATTATACATCAAAAGTCTTTTATAGGCAACACACACAGACTATTTCAGGTGAGGGTCTATAACAATATCTTCATCTAGGTTTAGTTCTTTTTGGACAGAAGGTATCTTAATAGATAAAAAAGAAGGGCGAAGTTTGAGAATAAAAACCATAAGCCCATAAGACCGCTTGCCCGTCTTTGTTTTTGCAAAGTTATAGGACTTTCCAAAGTGTAGCTCACGATTAAAAAACCTTATACCGTATGTTGTAGTGGTAAAAGCATAGTGCTTTCTGCTTTTAATAAACCCATACGACAGTCCTTGGGCTTTAAACAAAGGGCCGAATCTACTATACTTCCAATCAAGATACCCCTTATCATCAGCACAAGTTGTGTATGAGCCTCTTAGTATATTATTATTATGTATAATAGAAAGACTGCCGTTACTTTGATTCCCATCTAAAGAGCTTGTAGGAGCTTCCATAAAGTAATGTTTTGTTTTACCATACTCTACAATGTAGTTCATTTGTATACCCTAAATACTTTACAAGAGTTTCCAGAATTGTTTGTAACGGAGATGCTGTTACTAGTTAAGCGATAAGGCTTTAGTGCTTCTAATGTTTCAGAGCCTTTCGTTACCTGTTCGCCAAAGATAACATAACAGTAGTCATCTCCTTCTTTTGTAACAGTGAGTGTTTCTCCGTTTGCTATATTACAATGCTGTTTTGTCCATAGCTCAGGGTCGTTATTAGAAAACACATAACAGATTAAATCAGTGTCGTCTGATGTTATTTCCATACGAGAGGCAGAGCAATCAAGAACATAAGGTAGCGGATAGTCTAACCAACTATTGCTTGTATTCTCAAACGATGCAGAAATAACTAGACGCCTTGCAACGGCATCAGACTCTACAAGCTGCATATTAATACCTATGGATTTTGATTTAGCTAGATTCCAAAAAGTAGTTAGGTCGTCCTGTGTAATGTTCTCACTGTCTTCCCAAGTGTATATCTGTTTTACAGCCCCCTTCATAATCATGTGATTAGCTGCACCTTCTTTTACATTCCTGGCAGTCTTGTGTTCTTTTAGTTTAGAATAGACAGCCTCATCTAAACTAAGCTTTCTAGTTCTTTGCATATACGCACCAGAAGACAAAGACGCACAGTTGAATATAAAAACTCCGTCATATTCTTTAGACGTGCTAAACTCTATATCTGAATCGTAACTAACTGACATTAAATAGACTCCGAGCTTTCTTGTTCAGATGTTTGACGATGGCCACTAACACTTGCAAGTTCAAAGTCTTTATAGGTAAACTCTTGGCCCACTAGGTCTCTAAGCGCCTGTGCTTTTGCACTATCGTCTGTGTATGTTTCCTGTACTACGACATCACTACAAACTGTAGGCGCTACCTTAGAGATAGCATCTATAACTTCTTGTGCTGTTACATCTCCATAAGGAACTACATCAAAAGCCATTGACTGATAATCAGTAGCTTCTCTAGCAGTTTCGTCGCTTGAAAAAGAAATAAGCAATTGCTGTGTTTCTTCTATGTATCCTGATACGTATAATTTATAATTCATTTTACTATTATAACCTTTTATTGTTTGTTTGTCAACTATGCACTTCTACCGCCCACAGTTCCACCTATGCCACTACCTCCGTTAATAAGGCTAGTGCCTACTTGATAGTAGCCACGAATACCACCATTACCACCACTGCCTGCAGCATTAGGTAGGGTTGGAATAAAGACAGTTACAACAGCCGCTGTACCAGCAGAACCATTAGAGCCTAGGCCGCCGCCGTTTCCGCCAGGGCCTATACCTACGGCTTGGGCGCCTCCACCCGCTCCTCCTGCGGTAGCTGTTCCGCTATTCCCTGAGATTCCTGCAGTGTTGACATTAGCACCAGACGCAGTGCCACCAGCGCCTCCAGAACTAGAAGTAACACCCGCACCGCCACCGCCACCGCCACCGCCAGCGGCTTGGGTAGAGCTTCCTTTGCCAACAACGAAGCTACCGTAGTTTGAACCACCACCACCACCGCCACCGCCTCCGCCGTAGACAGAGCCGTTGTTAGTAACTGTACAGGCAAATTGCGCTCTAAATGCATTACCAGCCACGCCGCCGCCAAGACCATTGCCTGCAGAACTATTATAAACTGCATTACCACCACGCCCTCCGTCACCAGGGTGACCTTTAATTGTGCCGTTGTTAGTAATGTTAATAACATCACCAGTAGCCCAGCCTAATCCAGTAGTAAAAGCATAGCTAATTATACTTGTAGCTCCTATAGTAACGCCTGAGTTGATTGTTAAATTTACTGTAGTGTTCCCAGCAGAATACGTACCGCCTTTGCTGTTCCAAAGGTTGTAGTTATTTGTATTGCTAGAGATTGTAATGTTAATTATTACACCAGCAGATGCACCATACCAATCTGTAAAGGCTAGGTTAGGACCGCCAGAAGCAGCGCCAATTAAAGAGCGTATATCTGCATCATTAACAGCACCCTCAGTAGTGGTACTGCCGCCTGCCTCTACGTGCAT